CTGCGGGCAAGTACATCGTGGCTATCACCGACGGCAAGGTGAAGAAGTGCGGTCCCGGGGCAAAGAACCCGGGCAAGCCGTACTACAACCTGGAGTACACCGTTCAACCGGAGAACAAGACGCACGTCGGTCGGAAGCTATTCGACAACGTGATGCTCTTCTCCCCCGCACTGTACTCGTTGAGCAACCTGATGAAGGCTCTGGGCGTCGACATCAACCAGGGCGACTTCGTCGTTCCGAAGATCCCGGATCTGCTCGGCCAGAAGTTCATGGCACGTGTTCGTATCCAGCCGGCCCGTGAGGTTGACGGGAAGACCTACGACGCTCGGCCTGAGGTCAAGGGTTACTTCCCTCTGAACTCGGCCAAGGCTCTCTCGAGCAACGCGGACCCGCTGGCTCCGTAAACACCCCCTAACGTGACAGGCCCCAAAGCTTGACCAATCAGGTCGCGGCGGGGCCTGTCACCCCCTTTCTTTTTTAGCCGTGGGAAAGGAGGTGAGACACATTTCACAGTCTGAACGTGCAGGCTACTTCCGCTTTGCATTTGCTCGCGCAGAGGGATATGCCTGTATTGCACTACTCCGTCGTGGCAAAGGCGGATTAGAAGAACATTGGTTTACGCTGCCAGAACAATTCAATCAGATGGTCGACTTCACAGACGGCCTTGTTGGTGCTCCTGTCGATGCATATTTTTGCCCTCAAGTGTTTTCGGAGAAGGTGCGTCGAAAGGAATTTGTCAGGGCGTGCCCTAGCATTTGGGCAGACCTTGATGAGTGTCCTCCAGATGTTCTTGAACTGCGCCCCTCGCTAGTCACTGAATCTTCCCCTGGTAGGTTTCAAGCCCTCTGGGTCCTAGATGATTTAATGGAACCGGCGAAGGCCGCAGAATATAGCAAGCGCCTTGCTTACCAGTACGCCAGTCAGGGAGCCGACCGATCTGGTTGGGATCTGACTCAGCTACTTCGTATCCCAGGAACAACGAATCACAAGTACAGGGATTATGATAAAGGCCCTGTGGTGGTTCGTATTATTGGGGACGGCGCAAGTCGTGGTGTATACCGCGAAGATGATATGCTAAGTCTGCCACCGGTAACGATGTCAGATTATGAGCGGATTCCAATGCCAACCGCATTGCCAGTAGGACCTGGGCTGGCAATCATGGAGAAGCATAGGCACCGCCTCAAGCAAATGGACTGGGCCCTGCACGCCGATACTCCACAGGGTGATTGGTCCAAAGCACTGTTCCAACTTGAGATGGACTGCTTTGAAGCAGGAATGTCCAAGGAAGAAGTGTTCGTAGTATGTGGAGATGCTGCTTGTAACAAGTTCAGGCGCAACGGACTTGACCCGCGGTACCTCTGGGAAGACGTTTGCCGTGCATACGGGCGGCATAACGAAAACATGACCAAACTAACAACAGTTTCAAAACCTGACACGAAAGAGTTGCTCAGTCGAGATGAAGCGGAACGCGTCGAGAACGTTCGTACGTTTGTTGAGGAATATATTGACTGGGCCAGTTCGTTGGGTGATGCAGCTGTCCAGTATCATCAAGGAGGCGCCTTCATTGTACTTAGCGCTCTGCTCGGTGGGAGCGTGTCTTTGCCTACTAGCTTTGGCCGGATTAAGCCTAACTTGTGGTTTATGATCCTGGCAGATACGACGTTGACTCGTAAGTCGACAGCTATGGATATAGCCATCGACATGTTAGCCGACGTGGACTCCGAAGTGATCATGGCAACGGACGGTTCCATTGAAGGTCTTATGCAGGGCCTATCAACAAGACCAGGCAAGCCTTCGATCTTCTTGCGAGATGAATTCAGCGGTCTTATCGAACAGATGACCAAGAAGGACTACTACGCTGGCATGGCTGAAGTGCTTACCAAACTGTACGATGGTAAGTTGCAGAAGCGATTGCTCAGGAAGGAAGTCATTGAAGTCAGGGACCCGAATCTCATCATCTTTGCAGGTGGCATCAAGACACGAGTGCAACAACTGCTCAAGTTCGATCATGTTAGTTCAGGGTTCATCCCTCGATTTCTGTTTCTTACTGCTGAGTCAGACGCTTCCAAGGTCCGACCCTTGGGCCCACCAACTCAATTGGATACTAGCGAACGGGATCGTCTAACTCAGTACTTGATCGACCTGCGTGACTTCTATACCCGCACAGAAGAGTACATTGCTGGTGGGATGCGATTGGAACGTAGGAAGCATTGGGAAGCATCACTTACGCCTGAGGCATGGACACGCTTCGGCCAGTTCGAGTCACAAATGCTGGAACTCGGATTGAAGAGCGAACGTTCAGATCTCATGACGCCTTTGTATGACCGCTTAACTAAGTCCGCATTGAAGGCGATGTTGTTGCTTGCCACGGTAAGATCTAGAGAGGAAAGCGTCTTGATCACTCTTGACGATGTCCTCCTTGGTATTAAGTACGCAAAGGGATGGATGGGATACGCCATCGATGTTGTCAACGGTATTGGTCAATCGGCGACAGAGAACCAGATGACCACCATCCTGAACAACATCAGACGCAACCCAGGTATCAACCGCTCCACCCTTATGCGCAACTACCATCTCAGTGCTCGTGAGGCTGATGCTGTATTCACTACCCTTGAGCAACGTGGGTTGATCGAACGTACAGCAGCAGGTAAGGGCACTGTATACAACGCTCTAGCATAGGAGAGGAAATGAGCGATTCAGTAGCCATCGTCAGCGGTGGCCTCGACAGTACGACGCTTGTGTACGACATGCTTCAGAGAGGACTTGTTCCTCATATGATTTCCTTTAACTACGGTCAGCGACACAAGAAGGAACTGGAGTACGCCAAGTACACGGCGCGCAGGTTGCAGTTGAAGCACGATGTCATCGACCTGAGTGGACTCACGCCCCTCATCAGCAACTCAGCACTGACCTCGGGCAACGATATCATCGACGTGCCTGAGGGACACTACGCCGAAGAGAACATGAGCGCGACGGTCGTACCGAACCGCAACATGATCATGGTATCTATCGCCGCTGCGATCGCTGTCAACGAGAAGGCGGACACCATCGGTATCGGAGTTCATGCAGGTGATCACTTCGTGTACCCCGATTGCCGACCACCGTTCATCAGCCTCATGGAACAGGCTATTCTGACGGCCAACGACGGGTTCCACGTTCTCAATCCAGCAACGATGCGAACCACTCCAGGGTATCACATCGCGGGTGACCGCCAAGTCGAGTACGAGACCGCAGCACGCAACCTGAACATGCTGGTGGACTCAACTGAAGAGATCGGAACCATCTACGCACCCTTCCTGAACAAGTCCAAGGCAGACATTGCTGAGCGCGCGCTGTTGCTCGATGTGCCTCTGCATGACACCTGGTCCTGCTATAAGGGCGGTGAATACCACTGCGGGCGTTGTGGAACGTGTGTTGAACGTCTCGAGGCTATCGATGAGGCCCAAGCTCGTCTGAGCGAGAAGTACATTCGATACCAAGAGGACGAGACCGTATATGCGGACAGCGAGTACTGGCGCGAAGCGATCGCTGCACGCAACACGGAGGCCAAGTAATGTATCGCACAGGATTCATCGGCGCATCAACTCAAGAGGCAACGCAGTGGGTAGCACAGAGTGTTGGTGACGCAAGGACCATCTGTGTTCCCTTCGCCGGTAGTGGCCGTGACATCTTCTCGATGGCTGGACCTGATCGACTCATTGAGTCTTGGGACACACAGTTCTATAGTCGTGCAGTCGTAGAAGGCGTGTTCGCGGCCAAGGAGATGAAGACTAACGTCGACGCTATTCGGTACCGCAAAGGCTACATGTTCGAAACACGTAGCCTGAAGAACATCGACGAGCGCAGCGCAGGCTTCATCGACTGGGTAGCCGACGAAGGTACCATGTTTGACAAAGCCGCAATGTCCTCAGCAATCGTTCGGTGCACACTTATGGGTCGCATGACTCAATGGTATGCAAACGTTGAACAGCTGTACGCTCGGTTCCTGCGAGCGCGAGAGAACAACCTCCCGTTCCTCAATGCACCTGGTGAGTTCATTCATCACGAAGGTTCCGTACTCGACTACAAGTTCGAGGACATCGAACCCTTTGACCTCATGCAGGTTGATCCACCTAAGGTCGTCGTTGGTGGAGATGTCTACTCCAGCAACTTCGATGTCCTAAACAAAGCAATGCACGGAGCAGTTGAGACACTCCCCAAATGGACAAGCAAAGTATCCCTGGCTAACTTCCGTCAGCTGATGAACATTCCGACTAAGCGCATCCTGTTCATGTACGTGTCAGGCGTGAAGCCTACGTACGAGGAAGTGCGTCGCATGCTTCTCGAGTACGGAGAGCCCATCGAAGAGAAGTCCTTTACCCACCGAGGGAGAACAGACTATGGCATCATCCTTGACCGTCGGAATCATTCCCTGCACCAATCAGAAGAGTGACGTCGGCGGCCCTGCACGTGAGGTTTGGATCGGTAGTCACTTTCAACTGGTCCTAGCACATGCAGAGATGTTCTATGACGAGGTGTACGTCATGTCGTACAAGTACGGCCTGATCAAGCCTGAGTTCGTCATCGAGCCATATGACATCGATCTCAAGAACGGAACCCAGGCGGACAAGCTTCGCTGGTGGTTCAAGATGCGTCAGCACATCAAGGACCTGTGCGAGAAGAATCCTCTTCTCATTGCACTGTACACAGGTAACTTCGAGCGCGAGCGCATTATCCGAGAGTTTGTTCGTAACGGTGTGAATCAAGTCATCATCCCGTTCGAAGGACTATCGGTGGGTCAGCGCATGTCAAACATCTACGACTGCGACGAACCTTACAACCGTGCAGACGCCGAAGCTGGTAAGTATGCACTCTCCAGTAACTACGGAGAGAATATTCAGGCCGGCGCAGGTGTGAAGTACTTGCCCCCGCCAACCAAGCTCACAGACACCATCGAATGGGAGTAGCCATGACCGAACCCCAAGACACCAAAGCTCCACAGGGCGCTGAATTGGTTGAGTTGCCAAAGATGCCGCATCTTGTGTCACTGACCGAAGACATTCAAATCGCTCACCGTTTGTTCTTGATGCCTGGCTTGTGCCAGCAAATTCATGGGCACTCGATGCAAGTCACTGTAACCTGGAAGGGTTTCGCTGACTCTCAGGGTGTCTTCGAAGGTCTTGACTTCGTCAACATGAAGAAGGCCTTCCGCGAGTACCTGAAGAACAACTACGACCACCGACTCCTGCTCAACAAGAACGACCCGTGGGCGAGTCCTGTCACCCTGACGAGCAGTATCGAAGGTTACGATGGGACTTCAGAGCCTGAATACCTTCCGGGTCTACAAATCTGCGAAGGTGATCCGACCACTGAGAACTTGTGCAGGTACATGTACTACTGGGCGCGCTACTCGTTCAGCTTGCCCTGCATTGTCACGATCCAGGAGACCAAGTCCAACGCAGTTACGTACGGAGACTTTAATGGTGGCCCTGACACTCGATGACGGTACCGATAAGGTACTCATCAGCCAAATCTTTGGACCTACGTTCCAAGGTGAAGGAACAGCTGCAGGTCAGCACTGTCTGTTCATTCGTACTTACGGATGCAACTTGCATTGCACTTGGTGTGACACTGCTTACACTTGGGCAGATACCGATTACAAGGCAGCTCTGACAGAGAGCGGAAGGAAGTACAGTAAGTTCGATCCAAAGCTCGGCGCAAAGGAAATGACGCATAGTCAGATTCTGGACGAGCTGCGTAAGCTTTGGGACATCGACTACAGGCCGACCATGATCGTGATATCTGGTGGCGAGCCTATGATGCAGCAGGACAAGCTCGTAGGTGTAATGTCCCTGTTAACCCATCGCGGACACCAGATTCACGTTGAGACAGCAGGTACATTTGGACCCACCTTCGGGTTCGATGCACAGGTAACGCAGTACAACGTTTCGCCTAAACTGCAACACAGTGGCAATAGACTGCTTCAGCGGTATCGGCCAAACGCACTCAGTGAACTGCTCAGTACGGGCAAAGCACGATTCAAGTTCGTTGTACGCGAGTCGGCTGATCTCCCCGAGGTGGACTCGATCGTGAAGAGCGCCGGAATCTCTCCGAGCAATGTCATGATCATGCCCGAAGGGACAACACAAGAGAAACTGGCTGCTTCAGGACGCGACCTCGCCGATCAGATCCTGAAGCGTGGCTACAGCATGTCCATGCGTCTTCATGTTGCCCTCTGGGGCGACGACGTCGATAAGTAAGGAGTGAAGTGGACGACGCCACCTCCATGCAAAACCTTCTCCGTAACTTCGCGGGGATTGAAGAAGACGAACATGGCAAGGAAACAGGACAGCGGTTCCTGAGTGCACTCGACGAACTGACAAGTTGCCGTTTGCAAAGTGATGTCCTGGCAACAGCCGATATCCTGTCGCACTTCGACACCTGCATCAAGTGGAAAGACTTCGATGCAGGCCAGATGCAAGACATGATCGTGATCAACGGTATTCAGTTCACGAGTGTCTGTAACCACCACGTTCTACCTTTCATTGGCAAGGCGCACATTGCATACGTGCCTAGCGAACGAATGGCAGGACTCAGTAAGTTTGCTCGTGTCGTCAGACACTTTGCACATCAAGCACAATTGCAAGAACGCATGACACACCAAGTCGCGGACTACCTTGAAAGGAAACTACAACCCAAGGGAGTCGCTGTGGTGCTTCAGGCGGAGCATATGTGCATGACGATCCGTGGTGCACAAGCACCAGGTACATTGACCACCACCTCCACTATGCGCGGCGTGTTTGCAGACCACGACCGCACTGCCAAAGCTGAGTTCCTCAGCATGATCAAAGATGGGAGGTAGATTCGAAGTGCCTGATCTCAATATGAGGTCGCGTGAGGCATTTTCAGACAATGTAGATTGGTTTCCCAATCTGGCAGAAGACGTCGTACATCATGCTCTTGGCCTTGCAGGGGAAGCAGGCGAAGTTGCTAACGTGGTCAAGAAATATGACCGCGGTACGATGACCAGGGAAAAGATGATTGCAGAACTCGAACAGGAACTCCCCGATGTACTGACTTACCTATTCAGTATTGCAGGGATGTTCGGGATCAACCTCGAAGAGGCGTACGACAGCAAGCGACAATTTAATGACAACAGATTCAGGAAGGCTGCCGCATGACAACGCTAGACGATAGCAACGACGCCCACGAAGCTGCTATCGACATTACCGAGGAGACGCAGGCTGCGTCAGCAGCGTTCTTCGAAGCAATGCAGCGCCGACACTTGATGGGTGAAGAGCAATATGGTCCCATCAAGTTCTTGGAAGTGAACACGCTACTGGAAGCCATGGACGAGGTTGTCGACTTGGCTAACTACGCGATGTACACCTTCATGAAGTTGTGGGTGCTGAACAAGCAGATCCAGCATCAGCTGGGTGAACAGCCGGAAGTCCTGGGTGCAAAATCATTCATGAAGGGTTAACCCGTGCAACTCGCCTTGATTCCCCCCAAGGGTTTGTATCGATGGACATCGCGTGGCGACCTTGATATGTCGCTCGCGCATATGGTAGCCGACGAAGAATACCGTCGCGTTTACTCCGGGCTCTCCACCAAGCGATTCCTCATGCTTGACAATGGCGAAGCAGAAGGCGCGCAGGTATCTCCGGAGCGACTAATGACGGTAGCAACAACGCTTGGCGCCGACGAAGTCGTTCTCCCGGATGTGATAGGGGATGGTACGGCTACCGTCGATCGAGTCAAGAAGTTCCTGCTCAATCTCCAAGGCCCTGTGGACTCCTTTAAGTTCATGGCCGTCGCGCAAGGGCTCTCATCAGTCACGGTGAAACGTACAATCGAAGCGTTCGCTGAACTGGAACCGATTACAACGATTGGCATTCCGCGTTGGTTGGTGAACCCTGATCGGTACTCCATTCGGATCGACATTGCTGGATGGATTGCTGAGAAGTACCCAGAACGTTTCCAGGTACACTTCTTGGGAACGTCCGTCGAGTGGGTACGCGAAATCTATTTCGCAGCCAAGTACCAGGTTCCCGTTCGTTCTGTTGACACGTCGATGCCGTTCAACTACGCTATCGCCAATTGTCGTTTGCAGAACGATAACAATTACAAGATCAAACGACCTAGTGATTACTTCGACAAGTCATTCTACCATGTCGGAGAGACATCGACTCTACGGCACAACGTTGATGTCATGAAGAGGTGGGCGCGTGGTGAATAAACACCCAATGGCGGATTGCGAATCTTGTCCGCTAAAGGGAGCCGAGAACGCCTACGTACCAAGCAAGTTTCCTGCTGAGCCAAAGCTCATTGTAGTTGGCGAAGCACCGACACAGTTCGAGGCCCAACGAGGGATTCCCTTCGTTGGGCCTTCGGGCCGGCTTATCAACACTGTCCTGAAAAACTACAAGTGGCGACCAAGTGAGGTGGGCTATACCAATGTTTGTCTTTGTCGTCCTCCAGGGAATTCGCCTCCTCCTAAAGCTGCGGCTGTTGCATGTCGACAGCGCCTCTTACACGAGCTCGCTGGATCAGGCGCCACAAGTATTCTTGCGCTTGGAGGGACGGCGGCGGAAGCTCTCGTGGACGATGGTCGGACCATATCCAAAATACGCGTCGGACCGGCGAAGTCTACGCCAGCATCACTCCGTGATACAAATATTGAAAGAGTGGTCCCGTCTTGGAACCCAGCGTACTGTCTTCGAAATGCAGATGCCTTCCCCTCTCTCGTTACTGACGTCGGCAAGCTTCGAGGTACCCGACGAGCTCCCTGGCAACCACCCAAGTACTACGTCATCGACGAAGAAGCGCTGGCAATCGAATGGCTGAACGGACTCACTGCTGAAGCATGTGTCGTCGATATTGAGGTTGGCATTGAGAAGGATATATCCTTCGGTCACCCCAATACCTTCGACATGTTGTGCATCGGTCTTCAGATGGAGAAGGGCGTTGCATACGTCCTAGGCGAGAATGCACTTACGGGCGAACGTAAGGAGGAAGTGTACGCAGCACTGTCTGCGTTCTTCAAACGGACCAAGATCATTGCGCACAATGGCAAGTTTGACCTAGCTGGACTCTTCCCGCACATTGGAGGGCATACACTATGGTTTGACACCATGCTAGCGCACTATGCACTCGACGAAAGGCCTGGCACACATGGTCTCAAAGTCCTTGCAACAGAACTCCTTGGCGCCCCCAAGTACGACGACGAAATCTTCACATACGTGCCACGTGGAGGAAATTACGCCGCTATTCCTCGGTCGATCCTCTATAAGTACAACGCGTATGACGTTAGTTGCACTTGGGACCTGTACGAGTTGTTCCAAGAGCAGTTGGATAGAGACGGAGTTCGACGGGTCCACGACCACTTGGTTCGAGCATCTAATGAACTCATGTACCTTGAACTCAACGGAATTGCTATTGATCGTGCATACTCCAATGAGCTACAAGGTCGTTACCTCACACGGATCGAAGAGATCGAATCTAATATTCGAGCCATCACAAAGATTGCCACGTTCAATCCCCGTTCTCCGAAACAGGTAAAGGAATTCCTCTATGCCAATGGAATACGTGTCGCCTCGACCAACGCTGATACGCTCGATCAGCTCTCAAAGCGAGTTGATTCCAGAAGCTCAGTTGGGCAGTTTATTGGAGAGCTACTTCAAAGTCGAAGAGAATCTAAACTGTACGGTACTTACGTCGCAGGCATCCGTAAACGATTGTACCGTGGACGTGTGTACACTACTTACATGCTACATGGAACAACGTCAGGAAGGCTTGCTAGTCGGAATCCAAATCTCCAAAACGTTGTCCGTGCTAAGGACATCAGACGGCAGTTTTCTGTCAGCCACCCTGACAACGTACTCATTCAAGCCGACTACAAACAGGCAGAAGGACGCGTCATCGCCACCCTCGCCGGTGACGAGTATCTTCGGGGTATCTTCGCGGACCCAACAGTAGACCTCTTCAACACCCTTGGATCGAACTTGTATAAGTGCGATCCGTCAAAACTGACCAAGGACATGCGTGTTCGTACCAAGGCCTTCTTCTATGGTCTTGGTTATGGTCGAACAGCTTTCACCGTGGCGCAGGAGTATGACATCCCGCTCCAGGAAGCTGAACTCCTCATGGAGGACTTCAAGGCACTTATCCCTGCTACTGTTAAGTGGCAACGAGACACAGAAAGGAGAGTCCTAAGCGGTGAAGACCTGGTTACGCCTTACGGACGAAAGCGCCGCTTTCATCTCATCACAGATGACAACCGACGCAGCGTCCTTAACGAGGCCCTGTCCTATCTGCCGCAATCAACTGCTTCGGATATATGCCTATCAGCACTTATTCGTTTGCGTCCAATGTTGCGTGGTCTGGGATGGATTAGACTCACAATACATGACGCTCTGGTCGTGGAATGTCCCGAACGGAACCGTGATCGTGTATCAGATCTCCTCAGGAGTGTTATGCTTGAAGAAGGTCGTAGGTTTACTAACTACGTCCCCTTCGAAGTTGATGTATCATGGGGTAAGACATGGGGTGATCTCTGATGAACAGGAAGAACTGTAAGCCCTTCATTGGAACCGTTAACGTTCCTACGTACGAACTTCCGATCGTGAAGCCCAAATGGGTTATGATCGATCTGACAGAAGCCGTTCAACGATTGATCCAAGGGAGACGGTTGTAATGGATGTGTACTTCATTACGGAGTACAACTCCCTAAGAAGACAGACACGCATAGAGCTACGATACGTTGGCACTAAGTCCAAGGCAAGCATTCATCAAATCATAACAGATCGTGAACTGATCACTAGCCATGCGCCGCCTAATATCGTTTGGCGATACCATCTAGATAAATTAGTCGCAACTTGGAATGAAGCAAATCCTGATCTCCAGGTAAGACTACTACTACCTAATAAGGTACACGGATGGTTAATCGTGCACAAGGATTATAAGGAGGAGGACGATGCCTAAGGGCAAGTCGAGTGAAGTCGGCGAGACAATGACCAACGCCAACGGTTACAGTTGCACCCGCACCAAAGACGGTTGGCGCTTCACTCATCACTTGATTGCCGAAGCAAAGATTGGCCGTCCAATCAATCGTGCTACCGAGATGGTCAAGTTCGAAGATGGCGATCGATCAAATCTCAACCCTGACAACATCATCATCGTGGCACGCAAGACCGCTTCTGCAAATGCGCGGCTTGCGAAGCTCATTGCTCAGCGAGCAGAGATCGATGCACAGATTAAAGCGATTCAAAAGGAGCTAGGTAGTTATAGCTAGCTCAAGAGTCTAAGGTAAGTCTAACCAAGTCTATTCTAAGTCTAACAAAGATTTCCCCCTAGCTGAATATCAATACACCCCCGCAAGATCTTTTTTGTTAGACTGCAAGATAGACTACTGGACTTGCAAAGCAACAGCACCACAGGAGCAGCGGCATTAAAGCAGGTACACACCATAAGGAGAGACAGTGGTTCAGAACAGCTGGGTGATCAAGACACCTGACTTGAAACCCCACGAGTTTCACACAGCAGAGCAAGCCCTCTCGTTCCTGTTCAGTAACACTACCAAGGACGACATGTGCACGATCGTAGCGCCAGCAGGGGCAGAGTATACTGTGCTTCGCCGACCCGACAAGGGGGCGTGATGGACGTCAAGAAGTGGGCGCAGTTCGGCGCTTGTGGAATCATGGCGATCCTGTTCACATTGTCCATCGTATCGCTCGTGGGCTTGATCATGGGTACGATCTTCGGAAACGTTGGCTGGCTGCTTATCAGTGGTAGCCTCGCGATCATTGTGATCGGCAGCTGCATCGGTTTGTTCCGCCTCGCGAAGGGACTTCCGCCGCAATGATACAGATCGTCCAGGGCCATCGTGGCTACGGAAAAACCGAGTTCCTGATCAAGTGGCTAATGGAAGGTGTTCCAGTCGACGAGTATCCAGGCTGGTCACGTGCCATTGTCTGCGTCGACGCCAATCGTGCTCGGAACACGCAAGTGATGCTCAAGAAGGCCTCACAGCATCTTCTCGACAACTTCAATGTTGCTCTGCACGTTAAGGAAGACGACAAGGCGCAGCGCGAGCTTCGTGCAATTCACGACATGCGTAAGTGCGTGTGGAGCTTGCAAGAGTTCCAGCGCCACCGGTACGGAGGTTTTCATCACGTCGAATATGCCATCGACGACCTTGATGACCTCCTATCTTACCTACTGCACGCTAAGTGTCCGCCCGCTGTTGTTACTGGTTCGAACTTCACACTGACCACTTTGGGCCCTGGTGAAGAGCACCACCATTACCCAAGTCCGGAGTACTGGAAATGAAATACCTGTCCATCGATCCTGGCGGCACTACAGGTGTCTGCAGATACGATTCCGACTCACGTGACTTCTGGTTGCACCAGATCCCGACCACAACAGTAGATGAGTACGGAAAGTTCTGGAAGTTCCTCGCGTACGAACATCAAGCAGGTGTAAAGACCCTCATCTGCGAACAGTTCAACTTCCGCTTGCAGGAACGTACTCGTACTAAGATCAACTATACGCCCGCAGAACTTATCGGCATCGTCAAACTTTTCTCCTGGACCTTCGGCCTCGACTTGCATTTCCAGATGGCCGCCGAAGGTGCTATTGGTCCGAACGTCTTCTGGACAGAACAGAAGATTCGAAAACTTGGTTTGTGGAAGACATCGTCTCCGCACGCCATGGATGCACTGGGGCACATGCTTCAGTACGTCAGCTTCAAAGAGAACGACAAGTACTTCATCGGACAACTCCGTCCGAAACAGGACCTGAAAGGATTCTGATCACATTGTACCTGGCTGAACAGTTTAGCTTCCGGGAAGTCGACGCCGAGCAGACGATCCTGCCGATGACAACCGGAGGCCCGTACAACGAAGTTCCTGTAAAGCACATCCCGATCACTGACTTGGATACGGTGGCATACATCGACATCCGAGCAGACGGTCAGTACGTCAACGAGAACTTGTACAACTGCATGCACTCCGAGTATCTGACCGCAACTTTGAACAATGGAACTCCTGTTCAGCTGATTCGGCCTATGGGTGCGAACTGGGATCACGCAGATCACTACGCCAAGTTCGTACTGTGTCGCATTTGGAAGCCTAGCGGCGCGGAGATCTCAACCGACGTCCTGACACTGACCCTGATCTGCTACGCTGCGTCAACAGCCTCTCACCCTGGTGACGTAATAACGATCAAGTATATGGACATACAGGTTAACGTGTTCCGTAACGAGGTGTAAGCGGATGATGAAACAGTTACTACATCGCTGGCACTTAGATGTAGCAGCCTTCTTTATGCTGCTAGGAATCTTTGCCGGCTTTCAACAAAGCTGGGTTGTTTGCCTGATTTTGTTGTCCTGTAGTTTGTATCTGTTCCTGATGTAAACAGAGAGCTGGCCCGGACTCCAGGGAGGTGGAGTACGGGCCAGCAGTCTCTTAGGCGGCGTACGCAGCCGCGAGTGCCTGGTTCAGGCGTGCGACCTCTGCCTGTGAAGCATCGAGGTCCGCCTGAAGAGCTGCGACCTGATCATGTGTCGCCTGAGCTGCCGTGTTGACCGCAGCGATGATCGTTGCCGTGTCCACGTTCGTCCCACCCGCTGCC